CTAGTATACTATTATTGGCAGGCAGATGGAAATTTACGAAAGTATAAATACGAGTCTGGCAAGGTAATAGAAACAGTAAATAATGTAGTAAAATCAGTAACTTACGAGGAGGAAGCATGAGTGAAGAATTATTTTTAGTATGGCACGAAGACAGTTATGGAGAGAGAACATTACAAGCCATAACTGATAACCTTGAAAAATGGTTAGCAGATGAGAACGAAAGAACAGAATTAGATGAAGAACTTGAGGACTTTTTTATAGAAGAAGCAGATTCTTGTGCAGCTTTAGCAATTTATGGAGATAAAATATGACAGATATAGGAGAACAGTTTGCCATGATGAATGAGATATCAGGACTACTTTCGCAAAGAACTTTTGACAGGTTTGTTGAGGAAGTTAAGAATGAAATTGAAAAAGATTATGACACCAATAAGATAAATGAATTACAAGTGTATGAATTTTTGACAGCTAAGATTGCTGAGATAATTGACATGCATTATGATGGCGAATTACCGAGAGTCACCGTAGGGAGTTTACCCTATGATGATGAGGGGTAGGACATTAAAATAATTCTTGTGCCTTAGGCAAGACTTATGGGCTTCCTAGGGCTATGTTTAACTAACAGTTGAAGGAGTAAAATGAACAACAAAGAAAAACAGAAAAACAAAAAAGTAAAAGAGGACTTTAAAAAGAATCTTGAGAAAAAGATTGAAGAAGATTTTGGTAAAGAAATGTTAAAAAAAATAACAATCCTTACTTGATTTTATATTAAAAATATGATATAATCTTTATAAGTTTTATAAATATATTATAATAAATATTATTATAAATATTTTATAAAGCTTTATAATACTATAATAATAAGGAGGTAAAATATGAGGGAAGCAACAAGACAATTTTTACAAGTAGTTAGCTTGTTATCCGAAGAACAGATGGACGAGCTACAAGAAAACTTACAAGCATTGAGTTGTGACGGTACTAAAAAAGTTGAGCAGAGTGTTCAATTCGATATGGCATTACAAATGTTGGTAAGTAATTTTGTTAAATCAAATACAACAGAGGTACAGTAATATGGATAGGATAAAAACATTTGAAGAAATAGTTGATGAGTGGTACGACCAAGCACCGATTATAGATTTAGATTCAAATTCTTTTGAGGTTTACGAGTATGATGTTTAAACAGTTTACTAAGGAACATCATGGCAGTTAGAAAGGAAGTAAAACTAATTAATCATGTTAAGAAAAGCACATCTCAGGGCAGAGGTGGTAGAGGTAGACGAGTTAAGATATCTACTAAGCACATGAATAAAAACAAAAGAAAAAATTACAAAGCATATCGAGGGCAAGGTAGGTGAATTTAGAGTTAGCTATGATAATAGATAGTCAAGATAAAAAGTATTATGTTTATGGCACTTACGAAGAAGTAGAAAACTATGCTGACTCTGTAGATGGTTACGTGTATCATTACTTCAAACATGTTAATCCATCAACAGTTCAGGCTAACTTTACTTACATTGGCGATGGACATGACCCATACCAAAAGAGTAGAGGATTTAGTTATGAACAGGGCAAAGTAATTGACATTATAAAATGGTAATTAATATAATAACGTTTAAACAAAGGGAGGTAGAAATATGGAACGTAGTAATAGTTGGCTAACAATAGCAAAGATGCCTTTATGTTGCATGTGTTGTGGCAGTAGAGATGTTGATTTAAAAACTAATACTTGTTTATCTTGCGGTTCAGAAGAAGGATTGTGGGCTGATGAACGAACAGATAAAGAGTACAAAGAATCACTTGCAAATTAATTAAAAGTATGGTATAATGGAGACTAAAATTATGAAAGATATATTTTGTTCAATAACAAAACAAGTTACTGAAGACGAGTACAAAAGGTTTGTAGATTATCTTTACGATAACTATGAGGAATGTTACGAGAGTAAAGTTTGTTACGAAGTTACTAAAGTTAATGATAGTTACTTCATAACTTTGCATGGTAACGATGTATTTACTCTTGATGAAATATTTTAATTGGCATGGTAGCCCTCAATAAAACCTTCCTATCCGTGTCAGTATGTCTTGCAAAAAGACAGGTGGCTAGTTATAAAACCTAGATTAAATTCGGGGATACTAGCCACCACAATTTATTATTATATAGAACGTTTAAACAAGGAGGACTAATGAAAACTAATGTAGGCATAGAACTAACAGACGAAGAACGGATTAATCTAGGACAGAAGTATCATGGCAGAAAGAAACCTGTAACACGAGCCGATATTAACAAGATTGTTTTAGACTACATCAAAGGTGTGCTGAACGCAAGACCGCACACCATACAGGAGAAACAAGCTGAACCTATATTTAATAAACGATGGGCTTCACTTGAGTCTTTTAAGCAACATCTAATATCAACAGGCGAACACGAAGTACTGGAATACAATGGGTTTGAGTTAAAAGCAAAAAATAAAAATGGCAGAGTCGAAACATTCTATCTAGCTTTAGGAACTGTTTACACAGCTTGATAAAAAAAGACTTGCAATTCAAATCTATTTATGGTACAATGTGCGAAGTAATTAAAACAATTTATATATAGGAGTAAAAATATGTATGAGTATGTAGAAGGCGAGGCGATGTATCCACACATCACTACACCTAACACGAGGTTTCAACCTCACAAGTATGTCATTACAGTTTTAACTGATGACAGTACTGCTTCTGATTTAGAAGCAAAAGGTATCTCTCAAGTTAGAGATAGAAGTGGACAAGCTAAGTTTGATAAACCTGCTTTTTCTTTCAGTAGAAAAGTAGAAGTTGCAGGTCGTATCAATGAAGCACCTAAGCTTATTGACAATGACGGCAACCCTATGGATGTCGCACTTGGTAATGGCTCTAAGGTTAAGGTTAAAATTAAACCTTACACAAATGACTATGGAACTTTTGCTGAATTGATTGCAGTTAAAGTTGTAGAGTTAGTTGAATACGCTGAACAATCAGCAGATAACGAGGAGTTTTAATATGGTTATTACTATTAAAAAAGATGACGGAGAATACATCTATAGTGTTGATGAGATAGCCGATGAAGCAAAGCAAAACGAGGCTAGAGTTATTATTTCTAAAGTAGGAACTCTTGAAACTGTAATGGAAGCTATTACTTTTGCAAGTGCTACACATAGAGCTAATCTTGAAAAGCTTTTAGAAAGCTGTGAAGAAGCACTTATGGCTGACTCTCCAGCAAAAGAGGTATCTGAAACTAAAACTATAGAAGAGGATACTAAAGATAAATAATAATTAGTGAGGGCTAATATGACAAGCACTTGGGATAAGGTACATCAACCGTGTCCTGTCTGTGACAGCAGTGATGCAGTTGGTGTTAATGAAGATGGTTCAGCTAAATGTTTTAGTTGTGACACATTCATGCCTAACTATAAAGAAAGTTGCGAAGGAAAAAATATGGAAGTACAAAAAGACAATACGTTTAAACAACCTGACAATATTGAGGTAGGTTCTTTTTCAGCATTGACTGATAGAAAAATATCTAAAGATACTGCTCAGAAATATGGAGTTAAAGTTGTCCATGATTTACAGGGCAATGTAATTAAACATATGTATCCATTTTATAATGGGTATGAAATATCAGCTACTAAGACTAGGAGTGTCAAGGATAAGATATTCTTTTGGCACGGTACTAAAGCAGAGACTGGACTTTTCGGTCAACAGCTTTTCAAAGGTGGTAAGTACATTACTATTACCGAAGGAGAGTGCGATGCTATGGCGGCTTACGAACTACTAGGTAGTAAGTGGGCTGTTGTGTCTATCAAAAGCGGAGCTTCTGGAGCAGTCAGAGACATTAAAGAAAACTTAGAATTCTTTGATGATTTTGAAAATGTTATCGTTGCATTTGACAATGATAAAGCAGGTAAAGAAGCTTCGCAAAAAGTAGCTAGACTGTTTAAACCTAGTAAAGCTAAGATACTTTCTTTACCTAACGGTTGGAAAGACCCTAACGATATGCTCAGAAGCAATAAGCATAAAGAGTTTGTCGAAGCTTGGTGGGCATCTAAAGTCTACACACCATCTGGTGTTATAAATGTCTCTGAACAAAGAGATAAGTTTCATAACAGAGAAAGAAAAACAAGTATACCTTATCCTTGGGGAGGACTTAATGAAAAACTTTATGGTCTTAGACAAGGAGAACTTGTAACTCTTACAGGTGGTACAGGACTTGGTAAGTCATCTGTAACTAGAGAATTAGAACATCATCTAATTAAGAACACTACAGATAATGTCGGAGTCATTGCTCTTGAAGAAGACTGGCGAAGAACTATTGATGGTATTCTATCTATCGAAGCTAACGCTAGACTTTACATTGACCAAGAACGAGAGAAGTTTAGTCTAGAAGAAATAGATAAATTCTTTGATGTTCTTTATGACGGAGATAATAAAAACAGAGTATGGGTACACTCTCATTTTGGCACAAATGATATTGATGATATCTTTTCTAAATTAAGATATATGATTATTGGTTGTGAATGTAAATGGGTAGTCGTTGACCACTTACATATGTTAGTTAGTGCTGTCCACGAAGGCGATGAACGTAGAGCTATAGACTCTATTATGACAAAGCTTAGAAGTTTAGTAGAGGAAACAGGAGCAGGTATTGTTTTAGTTTCCCACCTTCGTAGAGTCGATGGTAACAAAGGACATGAGAATGGTATTGAAGTTTCTCTGTCACACTTGAGAGGTTCAAATAGTATTGGACAATTATCTGATTGTGTGATAGCATTAGAAAGAAACCAACAGTCTGATGATATTGATGAAGCTAGAACAACAAGAATGAGAGTACTTAAATCTAGGTATACTGGAGATGTAGGACTAGCTTCTCATTTACTTTACGATAAAGATACGGGCAGATTATCAGAGGTTGATATATCTGATATACAAGTCAACGAAGACGAGCATGGATTTTAATTATGGATTTAGTATTTGACATAGAGACAGACGATTTAAAAGCCACTAAAGTTTGGTGTATCGTTGCTCAAGATGTAGACACAAATGAAATATTTAAGTTCCCGCCTAGTAAACTTGATGATGGTGTAAAACTTTTACAATCCGCAGATAGATTAATAGGACATAATATTATTGGTTTTGATGTACCGATGATTAAAAAGTTTTTTGATGTAGACTTAACTGATAAAGAACTTCTGGATACATTAGTACTATCAAGATTATTTAATCCTACTCGTGAAGGTGGACACTCATTAGAAAAGTGGGGATATAAATTAGGTTTCAAAAAGATTGAGTTCGAAGACTACCAAAACTATTCCGCAGAGATGTTAAACTATTGTGTTCGTGATGTGCAACTTAATACTTTAGTTCTTAAAGAATTAAAGAAAGAAGCAAAAGGATTCTCTAAAGAATCAGTTTGTTTAGAACATGAGGTTGCTGACATAATGAAACAGCAAGAGAAAGACGGATTTAAATTTAATGA